GCGGGCTTTACCGCCAATACAACGTCATCACCGACTACTGAGGCCCTGAAACATGGCGATCAAGTACGCTACGGCTGTCCGCAACGCCAAGATGGACAGCGTGACCTCGCAGACCGGAACCTCGGCGAAGCTGCGGATCTACAACGGCACGCGCCCGGCGAACCCGAACACGGCGATCACCTCGCAGACCATGCTGGTGGAGCTGACCTGCAACGCCACGGCGTTCGCGGCGGCGGCTTCCGGCGGCGTCCTGACGGCCAATGCGATCAGCAACGGCACGGCGGCGGCGACGGGCACGGCCTCCTGGTTCCGCCTGTGGCAGTCCAACGGGACCACGGCCATCATGGACGGCGACGTGTCCACCTCGGGCTCGGACCTGAACCTGAACAACACCAGCATCGCCACCGGCCAGACGGTCAGCGTCACCAGCTTCGCCGTGACTGAGGGCAATGCCTGATGCCGGATAATGTCGGCTACACACCTGGCGCCGGCGCATCCATCGCGGCGGACGACATTGGCGGCGTCCTGCACCAGCGGGTCAAGGTCGGCATCGGGCCGGACGGCTCGGCGACGGACGTTTCGTCGGCCAATCCCATGCCGGTGGCCGACAACGAGGCTGGCAACCTCCTCACGCGCATCCTCCAGATGCTCATGGCCCCGCTCGGCTACGACAAGAGCCTCCAGCGCCAGCGCGGAACGGTCGTGGTGGAGTCTGGGACGGTGACGACTGTCTCAACCGTAACCACGGTGACGACCTGCTCGACGGTCACGACGCTGGGCTCCCTGACCAACATCGCGGGCATCGGCGGCTACAGCGCCCAGATGACCGTTCTCGACCAGAACCGTTCAGCTTGGGCGCAATGCGTCCGCGCCCGCATCACCTAAAGGCAAAAGCATGGCCAACACCTTCAAGAAGGTCATCGACACGCTGGTCTGGCGGCAGGTCGCCCCGGCGCCGGCCACCCACGCGGCAGCACATTGTCTGACCTCGGACCTGCGCTCGGATGTCAGCCGCAACCCCTTCGTCTACCAACTCACTTCCAACACGGTCCTCAACCGCTTCAACATCGTCACCAAGGCGTGGAACTTCGTCCAGTCGCCCGCCCTGGCCGGCACGTTCGGCGCGGGCGCGGCCATGGCCTTCGCGCCGTCCCTGGGCCTCGTGGGCACCATTGCGGCAGGGGCGACGACCACCCGCGTGGTCATCTCAACGGCCTTCCCGACCGCTGTCGGCCTGAACATGCTCGCCAACCGGGGCGGCTCGGGGGACTTCGGCTTCAAGCTGCGGATCACCGACACGACTGCGGGAAAGACCGAAGAACGCTACATTACCGGCAACACGGCGGGCACGACGCCCACCATCACGGTTGACGCGGCGTTCACCTTCACGCCCTCGACCGGCGCCCGATATGAGATCATCGCGGGCCGGGTGTTCATGCTCGGCGCGGGCTCCGTGGCGGCGAACATCTGGCGTTCGCTGGAGGTTGCGGCCAACACCCTCTCGACTGGCCTTTCCACGACCGGCCTGCCCGCCACCATCGGCACGGACTCCGACATCCTGGTGCTGGACGAGCAGTTCGGCCCCTACGACATGAAGCCCGGCGAAGGCATGGTGAAGGGGGCCTTCACCTACGACACCGGCTTGAGCGCACTTGCGGCGACGGCCTCGGGCGCTTCGACGCTCACCGGCCAGGCGACCCTCGGGGACGCGGCGGTTGCGGCCAACGAATACCGCAACTTCCAAATCCGCATCGTGCAGGACACCGCCACCCCGGCGGCGGTCGGCCAGCGGCGGATCATCGCCTCGCACACGGCGGGAGCCTCGCCGGTCTACACCCTCGGCACGGCCTGGACGACGCAGCCTTCGACCTCGGCAAAATACGTCATCGAACTGCCGAACCTGATCCTCGTGCGGTCCACAGCGGTTACGACGGTCTACACCTACAACTACGGCGATGCGGCGGTGAACAACGGCACCAACAGCATCGCGGCGGGGGCGTGGTCCACCACCTACTTCGGCGCGGCCCCGGGGGCGAACGGTGCGGGCGGCATGTGGATGCCTTCGTTCGGCATCCAGCCGGATGCGAACCGCAACGCCCGGCACAGCTTCAACTACTTCTTCCGTGGCGGCGCAGCGGTCACGCTTGATGTTCTGGACATCGCGGCGTCCATCACCGGCACATGGTCGGGCGCGATTGTCTATGAGGGCTCGGGCGCTGCGACCATCGGCACGGGCACCTGCGGGACCTACGCCCCGTTCGAGAACGAGGGGCGGATGTTCTACACCAACCCCTACGTCGCCTCGCAGGTCAGCCAGATTTTCCGCTTCGACGTTCAGAACCGGGTTCTGTCGCCCTACGCCCCGACTGACTTCCTCCAGACCGGCACGGCGGCGCTCGGCAAGCGCATGGCGGCCTATGCCGCGCTGGACGGAACGGACACCTACGACGTGGTGCTGCTCCAGTCCCACCTCTCGACTGTGGCCCAAGAACTCGTGGTGCTGGTGTGACCCTAGCCGAACTCATCAAGCTGCTTCAGAACCGCATCGCGGCGCTGAACGGACTCAAGGCCACGGCCACGGCCCAGGGCGATGTGGAGCAGGTGGTCGCCCTCGAAACCCAGATCGAGCAGACGCAACTGACGCTGGACCAGCTCCGCTCTCTGCCCTGAGCGCCTGAACCGGAGGGCGCTCCATGCTGCTGACCCTTCTGAGCCCGCAGGGCGCCGCAACTGACATCTTCGGCTCGGCTTCCATCACGGAGGCCCCTGACACCCTCGACGCGCTCGGCCAGGTCCTCGTTGAGGGCTCGGCGGCGGTTACCGAGGCGCCGGACACTGTCTCGGCGTCTGGCACGGTCTCGGGCGGCGCCATCACAGGTGACGCGGCGATCACCGAGGCGGCCGATACGCTGGCCTCGGCGGGCGCCGTCCTGGTCGCGGGCTCACTTGCGGTCACGGAGGGCGCTGACAGCCTCTCTGCGGCCGGTTCCGTAGGCTCTGGAGCGGTTTCCGGGTCGCTTGCGGTCACGGAGGCCCCGGACACGCTGTCGGCCTCTGGCGGCGTTCTGGCAGCCGGGACGGCGTCGATCACCGAGGGGCCGGATTACACCGGCGCGGCGGGTTCGGTGCTGGTGTCGGGCTCGCTGGCCCGCACGGAAGCGCCAGACACGCTGGCGGCGTCGGGCGGGCCGATTGCAATTGGCACGCTGGCCGTCACCGAGGCGGCGGACACGGTCTCCGCGTCGGGCATGGTGGTCAACGCGGCCTTCGTCGCGGTTACCGAGGCCCCGGACACCCTTGCGGCGTCTGGCGGGGTCCTGATCGTCGGTTCCGCGGCGATCCTGGAGGGCGCGGACACCCTCGACGGGTCGGGCTGGCAAAGCGCCACCGGGTTCGTCGCGGCGAACGACAACGCCGACATCGGCGTGGGCTACCTCAAGGTGACGGGCTGGGGCATCCCGACCGGCACGCCGGAAGTCTGGTCGCCGGTCGCGCCCACTTCGGAGATTTGGACGCCTGTCGCGCCCACTTCGGAGGCCTGGTCGCCGGTCGCGCCAACGTCTGAGATCTGGACGCCGGTTCCGAAAGCCGGGGGAGGGTGGAGTTGAGGCCGGTTGATCCCACCCTGGGCTTTCCGCTGTCGGCCATCCTGCGGGACATGCAGGACGCCATCCGCGAGCTGCAGACCCCGACCCAGCCGGGCCGCCTGGCTGTTGTCACATTCGCCAACCTTCCGCCGGCGGACAACTGGCGAGAATGCGCCATCAGCGTCTCGGACAAGAACTGCATCGCCATCTCCACCTCCGTGGCCGGGACCTACACCTGGCTGCGCGCTGACGGGACCGCTCTCTGATGCCCTCATCCTATTCCACGTCCTTCCGGCTGAACTACCAGGCCCCCGGCGACAACCTCAACGTCTGGGGCACGACGCTGAACACCGGCGTCTTCCAGCTGCTGGAGGACGCGCTGGCCGGCGCGGTCACTCAGACCCTGTCGGGCGCGCTCACCCTCACCAGCGTCAACGGCGCGACGGATCAG